TCGATGGCTTGAGGTACGCCATGAGCATGTGCCTGTTTTTGTCCATCAGTATCTCCAGACAGTGATCTCGACCACCTACAAACGCAGGATGAATTCATTGTCCTCGATGCCGACAGCGAACAGTGGCCAGCGACGCTTGAACCACTCCACGTCGAATTGCCAGCCGCGCCTCATGACTTCACCTTGTCCAGCTCCAGCCGGATGTAGTGCAGCACCTGGGCGCTCAGGCTGCGCGTGTTGCGCTCGGCCTCGGCCTTCAGTTTGGCCATGATCTCGTCCGACAGGCGGACGGTCACATATTGGGTTTTGTTCTTGCTGGTCATGCTGCCTCCTTGGCGTCCTCGAACATGTCAGCCGTCGCAGGCCCACCGGCCAGCTCGACCGGAATGCCACTGGTCAGCAGGCTCACCAGATCATCTTGGCCAGCCACCTCGATGTCAAAGCGCGTCTGCGCTGCGTGCCGAATGGCTTGGGCCTGGTTGCCTGCGCGAATCAGGCGGTGTTTGTTGGTCTCCACGTCGGTGACCAGGTAGATGCGTGTGCTCATGGTTGCTCCTCAAAAATCAATGTCGTCAAAGTCCTCAAACCCAGACCCCTGCTGCTGCGCTGGCGCTGCCTGTGGCTTCGGCTTTGCCTCTGCCTGCTCACCACCGGCCACAAATTCCAGGTCTGCGATGCGTGCAGCCATCTTGCTGGCTTGCGTGCCGTCGCCTTTGATGTAGGTCTGGATGTGCACGTCCTCCAGGTAGGCCACGATCTGCTTGCCTTTTGTCAGGTATGGCGCGAGCGATTCCACCCGCTGGCCCCACAGAGAGGCGTCAACCCACTGCGTTGGCCGCTTTCCGTCGTCGCCTTTCTTGCCGTAGGTAAACGCCAGCGAGACGTTGGCCACCGCTGCCCCGCTTGGTGTGTATCGCACCTCGGCGTCTTTGCCGATGCGTGCCAGTCCGTTTGCTTTCATGCTTGCTCCTTCAGTTTGTAGACCCGAACGACCCGAGCGTGGGCTGATGGGTGGGTTGCTTGACAGAATCCGATCGGCTCGAAGGCGTCACTCCTCAGAACCGCGCCCCAGGTGTTGGGGTGGTAGTCGTCCGGCAGCTCGATGAACTTCCGAACGTCGTTGATGGTCACCTGGCCAGCACGCTGCGCGATTGCCACCGCTGTGCTGCGTGCCTTGGCGATCCATTCCTCGCGGCCAATGGACACGCGAGCGATGCCTGCATCTCGAAGGTCGCGGCCGTTCATACGCCCCTCCGCAGCTCGATCAGCTTGTCGACCGTATCCTGCACCTCGGCAAGGAACTTGATCACCTCGGCCTCGTACTCAGCGATCAGCTTCTCGTCGCGTGGCACCCGCTTGATGAACAGCTGCATGTCCTCTGGCATCCGTGGGTCAAAGCTCACGAAGTCCACCCAGGCCCGGCCTGTGCAGGCCATCTGCCACTGCATCTGGGCCATATACCCGCTGGGCGCTTTGTCGGCCATCAGCGTGGCAATGTGCGTGCTGGTGTTCGGGCACTTGATCTCGACCAGGCCATCCTCCCCGACCAGGCCGTCGGGCGAGGCTCCGGCCATCTCGATCTTGGGATGCTGGATCATGGCCACCTCGGTGACCATCTGGCCAGTCTCGGTTTCGTAGGCCATCCGTGCCATGGGCTCCGTCTCGGTGCCGTGCTGCATGGCCCCGCTTTTGAAGCTGTCGGCGGCCTGGCCAGTCAGGCGCTCAGCCACCAGCTGTGCCAGATAGTTGCCTCGGCTGGCAGCCACCCCGGTCTTGGTCTTGGCGATGATGTCCGCCACCCGGCTGGCGGTGACTTTGCCCAGGCGCTGGGCGAACCATTCAGGTGTGCCTTGCTCAATCATGCGGCCTCCTTTTCAGTCAGGAATGACAGATCGAATCCCCTGGCAAAGAAGCCGTACTTCTTCTCAATTGCTTCCTCGATCTCTTTCTTGATGGTGGCGGCGCGTTTGGTCTTTGTGGTGTACAGCGTATAGCTGGCACGGGTGCCGTACACGCTATCGTTGGCGTAGAGGCAAATGCTTGGCTTGTCGAGGCAGGTGTCCCAGTCGTATTTCTCCTTGCGAATGGATGTGAAGCGGAAATCGTCGATGGCGATGTACTTGTCGTTCTCGCCGATGACGTTGAACTCCTGCACCTCAAACTTCTTGTCGCTGCCGAATACTCCAGCGTTCAGTGGATCGGTGACTTCGACCCGGTAGTAGTTGACTTTGCTCATACTGCCCCCTCATCTGCGGTCTTGGCGGCCTTCTTAAGGGCAGGGCCTTGGGCTTGCCAGAATGCGGCCTTGTGCGCCGACTTGGGCAATGCTTGGAATGCTGCGGCCAGGGCCTCGCTGCCTTGCATGGCGGCATCTCGTAGGGATGGCAGGGTGGTGGCCTCGAAGTCTTCATATCCTGCAGGCACCGTATTTCGTGCGGCGACCTGATGGGTCGATGAATCTGCATCGTTGTCGCCTTCTGTTGGAATGCAGAAAGCCTGGAACATCGCGTATTTGTATGCCGCGCTCATGGCCTTGTTGGTGGCTTTGTCGCCACTGTCCATGGCCTCGCCGTACATTTTGACCGTGTGCTTGCTGCCATCGTGTGCGCTCACAAAGTCAAATTCCATATCGACGGTCACGTAAAACAGGGCCTTACCTTGTCCGCTGACACGTTCAACGCAATCTCGTGAAAGCGTGCGCGGAAGGATGCTCAGCCCATGCTTGGCCAGCAGTGGGCCAATGGCGTTGTAAACATCGTCGATGCCTCGGAAGTTGTAACCAACACCCTGTGAGTTGCGTTGATTCTTGCCGATGCCTGCATGGGCCAGTTCGCCAGCCACTGCGGAAATCAGTTGATAGACGTTTTGCTTTTCGGTGCTCATTGCTGTGTCTCCTGTTGGGATTGGACTTCGTGCTCGAAACGATCCTGGTCGTTTTCCAGGTCTTCTTGTGGGGGTGGTGCGAAGCCGCGCAGTGCCTCTTGCATGACTGGGTGAAGGTAATCCATCGTGTTCGCCTTTCGTGGTTGGTTGTTGGTGAAACGAATCATAGCATAGTGCAAGAGGATTTTGTGCAAGTGGCAAAAAATATTTTTGCACGAATCATGCAAAATCGTGGTAAAGTTTGAGGCATGAAGAAAGACGACCAATATTTCGCACAGGTGCTGGCCTTTGCCCGTGAGAGCCTCGGCTCCTACAAGGCAGTAGCGCAGGCCTTGGGAGCCACCAGTGGCCAGGCTGTAGAGGCTTGGACGCGCAATGGTGTGGCGCACAAATGGCGGCCGGTGCTGGACAAGAAGTTCGGCGCGGCCTTTCGGAAATCTCTGAACGGCCTGCTGGCCTGATGAATCGAATGTGGAACCCGGCTAGGTGGGAAGTCATGAGCCCACCGAAAAGCGAGCCTCCCCGCCTGCCGCAAGTTCCCTCTTTGGGAGGACAGTGAGAGGAATCATGCACTACTACACATTCAACATTGGCGATTACGCCAGCCACACAAAAGGCTTGAGCCTCCTGGAGGACTTGGCCTACAGACGACTGCTTGACGAGTATTACCTCGCTGAACGACCGTTGAACGGATGCTCAACGACCGTTGCACGAATGATCGGAATGCGCGATCAAGTGGACGAGGTGGACTATGTACTGCGGTCTTTTTTCACACAGGATGAAGAAGGCTGCTGGGTCAACCAGCGAGCAGACAGGGAAATTCAGCACTTCAAGCTGAAGTCAGAGAAGGCTGCCCAGGCTGGTCGAGCGTCTGCTGAGCGAAGATTGAACGGACGCTCAACGGACGTTGAACAGCCGTTGAACGAACGTCAACTAACCAATAACCAAGAACCAATAACCAATAACCAAGAACCAGTTAAGAAAATACAGCCGCGCAGGAGCGCGTCCATTGCCAAACCCGAAGACATCGACCAGGCTGTTTGGGATGACTTCCTTGCTGTCAGAAAGGCGAAACGATCACCGCTGACCGAGACAGCCTTGCAAGCAATCCAGCGAGAGGCCGACAAGGCAGGCTGGCATCTTCAGCAGGCTTTGCAGGAATGCGTGGCCAGAGGATGGCAGGGATTCAAGGCTGAATGGGTTTCTGCCAGGCAGACCCAGACGCTGAACAAGCAGGAGGCCATCGAGGCACGCAACCGGGATGTTGTCGAACGCTACAACGCTGAACTTCGCGCCAAAGGGGAAATCTGATGCAAGCCAACGAACGCGAGAAATTCAACGCCATGATTGGCGACGTGATGGCCTACTACAAGCAGGACGTCAGCTCCTTTGCGATCGGCATCTGGTGGGAGGCCTGCAAAGGCTGCGAGCTGGAGCAGGTCAGCAAGGCGCTGTCCAGGCACGCCACCGACCCTGAGCGTGGTCAGTTTCCTCCGAAGGTGGCCGACATTGTCAGGATTCTGCAAGGCACTCCGACAGACCGCGCACAGATTGCCTGGGGCAAGGTGCTGGAGGCAATGCAGCGCATCGGCAGCTACACCGATGTGGTGTTCGACGATCCAGCAATCCACGCAGTCGTTGAAGACATTGGTGGCTGGCCAAAGCTGTGCCGATCGACTTACGACGAGCTGAGCTACTTGCAGCACCGCTTTTGCGAAAGCCACAAGGCTTACACGCGCCAGGAGACGTTCCAGTATCCTCGCCTGCTGATGGGCGATCGGTCGCCAGATCACGACTACACGAGGCGCGGTCTGGAGCCGCCAAAGCCTGCTGTGATTGGCAACGTCGAGACAGCCAGGCTGGTCTACAAGAAAGGCGAGAAAGGCGGCAAGACACCGTTTTCGCTGGCCAACTTGACCGAGCAAGCTCTGAGGATTGGAGGATGACATGCACAGCCTGCCAAGCCCACGCACAGAACCCGCTGTCCGGCCAGTATCACTTTGGATGCCTGTCGTGCTGCACTCGGCTGGTGCTGAGCACCCGGCCGAACAAACAGGCGGCAGCCGGGATGTTGGCGGCCATCGAGAGGTTCCCGCAGAACCCTGGCCGGGAGCGCATCTTGGAATCCGTCCGCCAGGCATTGACGAAACACCCCTCAGCATCGACGAGTGCTGGATCGCAGTCCGGGAGTGCCTGACATGACCGAACGCCAACGATTCACCCTCTGGGAGCCTGTGCAGGCCCACAAAGTACTGACGCAGCAAATCTGGCCGCTGCTCAAGTCTCTGCTGATGGCTGGCCATCGCATGGTGGTGGAGATCAAGCCCGAAACCCGCACACTCGCACAAAATGCGCGTTTGTGGGCGATGTTGACCGATGTGGCCAAGCAGGTCGACTGGTACGGCCGCAAGCTGAGCGCCGAGGAATGGAAGCACGTGATGACCGCCTCGATGACAAAACAGGACGTCGTTCCTGGCATCGATGGCGGCTTTGTGGTGCTCGGCAAGTCCACCAGCAAGATGACAAAGCCCGAAATGAGCGAGCTGCAGGACTTGATCGAGGCCTTCGGTGCGCAGCAGGGTGTGCGCTTCACCGCGCCCGAGTACGTTGACCCAGAGACTGGAGAGATCACATGACAACTGCCCACGTTCGCTCCATTATGAAGTCGGTCATTGCATCCGGCTTTGACCCGACTGAAATGCAGTGGTTTGACATTTCAGGCGCTGACCTGTCCACCGGCATCAAGATCGATAACCTGACGACCCACCGGCCACCGTTTGAGAAAAGCCTGGTGCTATGGGCTGGCCAAACCTCAAGCCATGAGCGTTACGAGATGATGATGCTGGCCGCTGGAGACGATCCAGAGGATGGCATCGTGCTCGACTTGAGCAAGGGACAGCCTGGAAAATACACCACATTCCCTCCGATGGTTTACGCCATTGTGGATGGCCAGATCAAGTACGGCCCGGTCGATGAAGGCCAAGACCTGCCAAGAGATGTGGCCGAGATCATGCTGGCCACCATGTCCAAGTGGCTGGAAAGCATGGACACCGGCTGCGAGTGTTATCAGCCCGTGATAACCAACACCTTCACGAACAGGCGCAAAATCGCTGCAGGCAAAACACCGACTTACGACTGGCGCACCGTCAAGATCGGCCCAAAGACCGCCAAAGGCGAATCGAAAGGCGGCACGCACGCATCCCCAAGGCTGC